GTTCAGACGCAACTGGACAACATTGTTGGATCCGGCCTCAAATTATCCGCCAAACCGGACTGGCGCGCCCTTGGTTTAACGGCTGAGTGGGCGGCTGAGTGGTCGAGGGATGTGGAGTCGAAGTGGCGATTGTTTTCTGAGGATATTGACGCTTATTGCGACGCAGGCCGCCGCATGACTGTTTCAATGATGATCGGCCAAGCCATGAGATCATTTTTAGTAACGGGAGAGGCGCTGGCCTCGGCAGAATGGTTGCCGAATCGAGGCGCGCGCTATGCCACATCGATTCAGATGATTGACCCCGCTCGATTGTGCAACCCTAATGATGGGCTGAATACAGATCGATTGCGGGGCGGCGTGGAGATGGATCGTTTTGGCGCTCCGACCCATTATCACATCCGCCACGCACTCCAGAGCGATACGCTGTTCTGTTCCAATACGACAAAATGGCGACGTATTAAGCGCGAGACGCGGTGGGGTCGTCGTCAGATCATCCATTTGTTTGACCCAGAGCGTGCTGGACAGACTCGGGGTAAGAGTGGTCTGGCGGCGGTATTGAGCAAGAGCAAAACTCTGGAGTCGTTTCAGGACGTTGCTCTTGAGGCTGCAACAGTTAATGCGATGTATGCGGCGGTGATTGAGTCCGAGTTTGACCACGCCCAAGTTGCCGACGCGCTGGGTTCAGCAGCGGACAGTAGTGAGCTGGCAACATCCCTGTTGACGGATATGGCGGATTACCATAACGCAGGATCGGTAAAATTTGACGGCGTAAAAATTCCGCACCTCTATCCTGGCGAGCGATTCAAGATCAACTCCAGCGAGCACCCTGGCCCCAACTTCGGAGAGTTTGAAAAATCAGTGATCCGTCATCTTGCTGCTGGAATGGGTGTGAGTTATGAGCAGTTGGCGCGGGATTATTCCGACACGAATTATTCCGGTGCGAGAGCAGGAATGATGGAGTCTTGGAAGTTTTTTTCCACCAAGCGCAGTGTGATCGCGGGCGGATTTGCTGGTCAGATTTACGCGCTTTGGCTGGAGGAAGCGATAGATAAAGGCGATGTTGATCGGCCACCGGCCACGCCCAGTTTTTATGACGCCAAAACGGCGTGGTGCAGTTGCAGATGGATCGGCCCGAGCCAAGGCCACATTGATCCGCTTAAAGAGACCAAGGCCGATGTGTTGGCCATTGATCGCGGACTGAAGACATTTGAAAAGGCATGCGCTGAGCGCGGCGATGACTGGGAAGAAAGCTTGGAGCAGGCGGCAAGAGAGAAGCAGCGCATGAAAGACCTTGGTTTGACGCTTCAAGATATCGCCTACTCTATGAATCTCACCGAAGCCGGTGGCTCGAAAGATAAATAGTGGTAGTATTGAGTTGATTTTAATAAGAGAAAAATGTAATGAAATTTATCGTTCTATTGATTGGATTAATGTTTTCATTTTCAGCAGCGGCGGATGTCCCAATCGCCGATTTACCAAAAACACCAAGATCATTCAAAAAAGCAAAGCAGATTTTGTATGGGAAAATTTACAAAGGCCATCGCCAGACGTTTTATTGCGGTTGCAATTACTCTAAAAAGAGAAAAGTTAACCTGAAGAGCTGCGGTGTAACACCTCGAAAAAATAAAGATCGGGCGCTCCGTGTTGAGGCTGAGCATGTCATGCCCGCCTCCCAATTTGGCAATTATCGAAAATGCTGGAGAGAGAAGATTTGCACAAATAGAAAAGGCAAAAAGCACAAAGGCCGCAGTTGCTGTATAAGGTCAGATAAGGTTTTCAAGGCAGCTCACAATGATTTGCACAATTTATTTCCATCGGTAGGCGAGATCAATGGAGATAGGTTGAATTATGCATGGGGAATGATTGCTGGAGAGAAACGAAGCTATGGGGCGTGCAATATTGAAGTGAGTTCAAAGTACCGCCGCGCAGAGCCTCCAGAGTCTGTTCAGGGGGATATCGCCCGCGTGATGCTGTACATGGAAAAAACGTATGGGTTTACGTTATCAAAACCGAAAAAGAAACTCTACTGGGCTTGGTCTAAGGCGGACGCACCAGATGCGTGGGAGATTGAGCGAAACAACCGGATCAAAAAAGTTCAAGGAAATGGAAATGTCTTTATAGAAAAATATAAGGCCACTTTCTTTAAATAGACTAAAAAAACCGCTTGACGGCGGTGCCGGTTTTAATGCAATATTCATTCAACGTCAAATCATTGCGTATTTGAGCTGAACAACAGAGTTCGGCTTTTACATCAAGCCTCGTTTCGGGAAACCGAACGGGGCTTTTTTTATGGAGTTTTTTTATGCCAGCTGGCCATCCGATCATTGCAGCCCGTATTTTTAATGCGCCGCTGATGATTCATCCGGCAAAGCTGGACGCTATTGCAGGCGCACTGGAGGGCGCATGGAGCGCCACCGGTTCTCCAACCCCCCAAGCGTACACCACTGAATTTGGCGAGCAAGGTAAGGGTGGATATCACGTTGTTGACGGCGTGGCGGTTATTGAGATTTTCGGCGTACTGGCACACCGAGGCGGAATCCAAGGCGATTCGAGCTACGTTCTCGGCTACCAGACCATTGCCAAAAAGCTGAATGTCGCGCTAGGCGACCCAGACGTGGCCAGCATTGTTTTGGATATCAGCTCCCCAGGCGGGGAGGTCAGCGGTGTTTTTGAGTTAGCTGATCAAATCCGCGCAGCAAAGAAACAGAAGCCGATCTACGCCATCGCCGATTCAATGACCGCTTCAGCGGCGTACCTGATCGCCTGTGCTTGCACCGAGATCAGCGTTACCACCACCGGCAGCGTCGGCTCCATTGGAGTCGTTTGGCGGCACGCTGATTTCTCAAAATCTCTTGAGAACGACGGCGTTTCAGTGACACATATTTACGCTGGCGACCGCAAAATTGACGGCCACCCTTATGGGGCGCTTTCCGACGAAGTTAAAGCGAATTTTCAATCTGATATCAATAAGCTCTACGGTATGTTTGTCAGTTTTGTTGCTGAAAATCGCAACATGGACGATCAGGCTGTGCGCGATACAGAGGCCGCGATTTATATGGGCGAAGATGCCGTGAGGATGGGTTTGGCAGATCGCCTTGAGACCGCCGACCAGCTTATTTCCAGATTATCAATGAATCAAACCGGCGCAGGCTCGCGTCAAATCACAACCCAAAGAGGTGACACTATGTCTGAAAAAGAGACAGGCGGCGAGCCGACGGCAGCCGCAATTATGGATAAAAAGGCCGTTGCAGCTAAAGCATCGGCAGCCGCTCGAACTGAGGAGCGCAGTCGCGTATCCGCCATTTTGAACTGTGAAGCAGCGACAGGCCGATCAGCATTGGCAAATCATTTGGCGTTTGAAACAGACATGAGTGCGGAGCAGGCGACTGTTTTGCTATCAAAAAGCCCTGCCTCAGCCCCTATTGCTGAAAAAAGCCCGCTGGATGCGGCAATGGAGATTTCATCACAGCCATTCATTGGCATGGATTCCCCCGATGCCGATCTGACTGCTGCTGAACAATCACAAGAGCTGGCCAGCTTAATCGCTGGCGCAGGTCGGAAGGGGTAGGTTATGGCTGAGTATTTTTCTCCGGACAATTTGATTGCGGGTGATTACCCCATTGTCACAAAGTCCGTCACGATCCCTGCGGGGACTGTTTTGTCTCGCGGCTCTGTTTTGGGCATTGCGACCGCGACCGGAAATGCGGTACTGGCAACAGCCGGTGCCACTGATGGCAGCCAAAACCCAGACTGTATTTTGGCTGAGGACGTGGACGCGACTGCTGCTGCGGTCGTCACCACGGCGTATCAGTCCGGTGAGTTTGTTGATAGCGAGGTGGTGTTGGATGCCAGCATCGCTCTGGCAGCCGCCAAGCCTCCCCTTCGATCCTTGAATATTTACCTTAAATCTGCGGTGTAGGAGTAGACCATGCCGATTGATATGTTTGAAACCCGCACTATGCTGGCTGCCATTGAGCAGATGAAGCCGCCCCGCACTTTTTTGCTGGACTCCTTTTTTAAAAATGAAAAGGCGTTTGGCACGGAGTCGGTGGATATTGATATCCGAAAAGGCCAACGAAAACTCGCACCTTTCGTTTCTCCTCTTACTGAGGGAAAAATTATCAAAGAGTCTGGGTATCAGACCTCTACATTTAAGCCTCCCTACGTTAAACCAAAGCGGGTTACCAACGCCCAAAATTTACTGGTTCGTGGTGCAGGAGAGGCCATTTATCTCGGATCAAAAAGCCCACAACAACGAGCCGCTGAGAGCCTCGGCGCTGATATTTTGGAATTGTGGGAAACCATTACTCGCCGAGAAGAATGGATGGCCTCGCAGGCGTTGACGACCGGGCAGGTGCATGTAGTAGGTGACGGGGTTGACTCTGTTATCGACTTCCAGATGTCCGCAGCACATAAAGTGGCCGCTATTGCGGCGGCTCTTTGGACTGACGCCAACTCCGACCCCATTGCCGATCTTCGAAAATGGAAGCGCATGTGCGCCAAGGACTCTGGCGTTGCCGCTGATCGTGTGATTTTTGGATCTGATGTTGTTGATCCATTCTATGATCGTCTTGCCTCAAAACTGGATACCCGCCGCGTTGATTTAGGGCAGATCAAGCCTCAAGAAATGGCGGACGGGGTGACCTATTTAGGCTACCTCAACGATCCTGGTCTGGATGTGTTTACTTACGACGAATGGTATCTGGATGACGCTGGAGTCGAACAGCCAATGATCCCTGTTGGCTCAATTGTGATGGGAAGCACGCGCTCTAAAACAGTGCGAGCGTATGGAGCGATTCAGGATGTCGACGCAATTGGCTCTGGGTTGGTTGAGGCAAAAGTTTATCCAAAAAGCTGGGTTGTTAAGGATCCGTCTGCGCGCATTTTGCTGTTGCAGTCCGCCCCTCTGCCCATCCC